TGTTCGGCTTCATGGGTGGAGTAGGTTGGAGGTATTGGTGGTTGTTTCATGTTGGTTGATTTGAGCGGTTCTTGGCTTCGCCTAACGCAATCTGCATTTCCAGATGGACGGATGCAATTCTTTTCGATGCGTTGAGCCGTAATTTTTGCGCTTGTCTTTCGTGGGTTTCTGCTTCCGCCATCTCATAGGCGGCGAGTTCTATCTCTCTGATTGTGTTTTCGGCGTTCATGTGTTTATTCGTAGTCTCTAGCCGCTATGAGGTGTTCCGGTATCCCGTGGTATCGGGTCTGGATTCGGTCAAAATCATACCCACCCGCGCAATGCGGTTCAATGTCCGGTAGGGGAGTAGGGGATGGTTTACTGCTTAGTGCTTTCATCTTCTCTAGCCATCCCTCCTGAGGGTAGGCTTTATTTAGAAGGAGGAATGCTCCTATCGGCAAGTTGTAATCGTGATTCATGGCTTCCTCCTGAATGATTCCCAAGTGAAGGCGAGTTCCGCCCCGTTCTCCTCAATCCTGTCAATCACGGCAGGGGATAGCGTAGAAGCTAGCCTCTCCCATGTGTAGTTTGAAATCAGGATCGTCGGCATATCGGCGGCGTATCGCGCATCAATGATAGCGGTTAGCTGCCTGTCCTCGTCTTGGGTCCCCCTGCGCTCCTGGACTTCATCAATCACAAGCAAGGCGGCTTCGCAGTAATCGGAAACCACCTCCTTCTCCGATTTCTCAGTTCCCGCCGTGTAGGTGGATTTAATCGTGGAGAATAGGTTCACCGCCGTGGTGTAAATCATCGGGCGTTTCTTCGTGCTTGTTGACCATCCTATCCCGCCAGTGCCGATATTCGGGCGTTTTGGCTTGTGCGCTCGTGCTACCTCCCATGCCATGCGGGTCTTGCCTGTGCCGTATCCCCCGTAGAGGATTGTAATGCCTCCAGAATCGGTTACAGCGAGTGCTTTGGAGTAGTTAGCCAGCCAGCCCTCGCCTCCCGCTGGTGGGGCATCCTCGTAGCGTTTCGGGAATCCTCGTAGTAGGTTCATCGTGGTAGGTTGAGGAGTTGAGATACGGTGTAGTTTCCGCCCTTGTTGAGAATGTGGGAGTAGTCCACCGGAAGTGTCGGTTCGATCTTCTCGGACTCCTGGGTGCGGATAAGCAACTCAACCGCTTGGCTTACGCTGCATTTCCTTTTGTCGGCTAGTCGGCGGATGCGCTGGTAGGTTTCCTGCTCCAGCCGGATAACGAGCGATGCTTTCTGCTCCCAAGGCTTCTTTCGCGGCCTTCCCGTGACGATCTTGAATCCGTTGTCGCTTACTCTCATGCGCGTTGTGGGGTTGAAACGTAAGGGAATGTCGCCTTGTATTGCGCGAAGGTTTTGCCGTTGCGGGTGATCTTGGTGGTGACGATTGCCAGCCCATCCTTGCGGAGTTCGGCTATCCTTGCGGCTAGGCGCATACACCCCCACTTTTCGAGGACTTGCAGCGGCGTGAGTTTGTAGCCACGGAGTAGCCACGATTCGATTTTTTTGGTTGTGCTTGGTTGTGTGTTCATAGTTTTGTGTTTGTTGGAAAATATCGAACAGGTCGATACAGGAGACGGCTACCGCCGCGCCTGATCTTGGCTGCTCTCCAGAGAAAATACCTGCGCTCCGACCGCGTTGGGGTGTTCGTGCGGAATACGCTTAAATCTGCTTATCTGCTTGATCGCTTGTTTCGAGAGTTTTGAGGTGATCTTCCGCGCCCAAGAGCCCCGCTGTTTTGATTGCGTGAGAAGCTGGACACACGCTCCATTGTCCATGAACTTGTCAGCTTCAGTGATTTCATATTCCCAGCGTTTCACCTTAATAATAAGAAGCGGAGAACAAAGCGTAGATGGCGACCTTGATGAAGGTGGCTGCGGGTTTTCGGGGGTGTCGGTGTCGTTTGGCATATCGGTTGTTTTCTGGTTAGTGCTGGACATGGGGTTGCCATTACTCGGCGTTCATATTGGAAAGTCTGCCCTGTTTCGATTCTCTGGGCGGGAGGATTATTTGCCGTCGAGACTCGGCTGTTCCCATCAGAAGGGCACTTGATCCATTATATCATCCTGGGGCGCGTATCCGTTCGCCTTGGATTGGTTGTGCGCGTCATTCCCGTATGGCTTCGGCTCGTAAAACGAAATCCAGCCGCTCCACTCCGGCGAAACGGGCATCCCGTCCAGCTTGAGTGAGAGGTTGCCGTTATCGTTTTCAAAGACCGCGCCGACTGTGAGGTAGCGTTTCTTTTCCGTTCCATCCTTTGCCGTGTATTTGCCCACGGTGGCTACTGCATCGTATTTCTTTTTCATAGAGTTGTTAGGCGTTTTTTGGGATGCGCTCGCCCCCCGTTTATCAATTCCCAGAGCCAGAGCCATAGCCAAAGCCAAAGCCAGAGCCAGAGCCAGAGCCATAGCCAGAGCCATCGCCATCGCCAGAGCCAGAGCCATAGCCATCGCCATCGCCAGAGCCATCGCCAAAGCCAGAGCCAGAGCCAAAGCCAGAGCCATAGCCAGAGCCATAGCCAAAGCCAAAGCCAGAGCCAGAGCCAGAGCCATAGCCAGAGCCATAGCCAAAGCCAAAGCCAGAGCCAGAGCCAGAGCCATAGCCAGAGCCAGAGCTATAGCATTTATTCCCGTGGTGGGTAGATGTCACTTCATTTATCATCTTCGATAAATTTCTTAAATGTTAATTCTGCTTTTGTGGTTGTAGGTATAATTTCAATAACATTGGTAAGATACACCTCGCCTGTTTTATTGATCCGACCCTTAACAATGCCGTTGTTTGCGACAGATGATAGAGAAAGACCTCCACCCTCCCAACTCCATAAACGAAGTGCGTTTGTTAGTTTGCACTCCATCCCGTTAATTGATTCGATATCGCCAATATGCACTCCCGCTGAGTAAGTGCGGATGAGGCAGCGGCGACCAATCATCGGGTGCGTTTGCGGTTGTGATTGTCCAATTAGAGATTGGATTTCTTTAATTTGTCCTAGTGTTAGTTCGTCGATGTTCATATTTTTAGTTAATTGGTCAGCGTTTTTTGGGATGCGCTGCCCCCCTTTGCCCCTGCTCGTCGGGTTCTCCCAATCTGCGAGGAAATTGTTTACGGTTGATCAGGGTTCATTCCGTCCATCCAGAATGTTGATGCTTTCGTGGTTTGAGTAATTCCGATGCACATGAGGATTTCAAACGACTGCCCTGGGAGCAGGGCTGCTAGGCGTAATGCCTCGACATGGGCGGAATGAAGCGATTCATGCCGTTTGCTTGGCGGGTGTCCACTTGATTTGAATACGTAGTAGTATGGCTTCATAGGTGAGTTGGTTCCTTCGTGCTGTTTGTTTCAGTCCACTTTCCAATCGTGCGAAGGAAAGCTTCTGCGCGTTGAGCTGCGGTTGCCATTAAGGTAATAGTATTATGGCGGTCACATACGAGTTGCAACGTATTTTGCCAATACGTGATTTGTTCATCTGAGACGTTTAATGTCTTTTCCGCTTCGTGCATTGCGTTGAGGTCGTTGAGGTAGTCGGGGAGATCGCCAACATATACCTGAAAGGATTCAGTTGGGTCGTCAAAAAAACAAGAGTCTGGTTCTTGTCGCTTCCACCCAAACGCTTCAGCGATGGCGATTTTTTGTTGTTCTGGTTTCATAGATATGCTGGTTTCTCGATTGTGGTAATCCCTTCATGCTGGCGCGGCCATGTCCCCGTGGCGCAACAGGCTTGCCACTTCGCAAGGGCGTTCATGTATCCTGCGCGTCCGGCTGCGATGAGTTCGGGCGAGACTTCCACCCATGCCGACTCGTAAGGTTCCGTGACTTCGATGAAGCAGATAACGAAACGGGTGCGGTTCTCCCCGCTGGCAGCGTTCCACAAGTCTAGGTAGAGCGCGGCTTGCCAGTGATACCCACGGGAAATGATAGTCCTTGAAATGTCAAACAAGCTCCCGATTCGTGCCGTGGTCTTGAGGTCAACAAGCACGTTGAGGTTATCCGGCACGAGGTCAATCATGCCCTTGATCTGCGTTGCTCCGATTAGTCCGAAAACGGCAACCTCGGTTTTGTATCCACCGCCGAACCTTTGCGCGTAGTCCTCGGAAAAGACCTGCTCGCAACCGGATGCTGCGCGGATGTCGTCCTCCGTGGCGATCATTTTCCCCATTTCCCGTTGGTCGGCTTTCCATTCTTGGGCGGCTTTGGTGCGGAAGTCGGCGTATGGCGATACCGCTGCAATGTCGGCAATCGGTATCTCTGGCTCCAGAATCGCTGCGTGAATCAGCGTTCCTAAATCCATTGCGCGGGTTGCCTCCCTACCGGATGAGTGACGCCACTTGTAAGGCGACTCGTTGAAATCCCAAAGCAGGGACTTCGATACGGGCGCATCTAGGTTTTGCGGCGTTGCGGTGCGGAGGTAGTAAGCCCTCCCTAGGTTGCATTCGATTTGTGCGTTGGTTATCATAGGTTAAACAGTTGTTTGATTTTTTGAATGATGGTTGGTTTCGGTGTCCCAAGCGCAAGGAGGAGCGCAACCGTTAAGGCTGCATCCCGCCCGATGCTGCGGGTAGGTGTTTTGAATGGGGTGTGTGTGGTTCTCATGCTGGGGCGTTTGCTTTGTTTTTGGCGATGAATGCCTTGTCGATTGCGGGGATTTTATCGGTGGTCAGTTGTCCGATGGATTTGACTCCGTAGTGGCGCAAGAAAGCGGCTTCGTCGATGTTGAGGCTTTCGATGCTTTCCTTGATCCGTGCCGCCTCTCCACTGGAAATGAGCGGGTAGGTTACGGATTTCGTATGCGCGGCGGTATTGCCGTCGTCATCCTCCTGGGCGACTCCGCAGACAGCGGCGAGGCTGTATCTCCGCAGGTAGGTTGTCGCGGCTCCAATGCCCTGCCCGTCCTGTTTGGCGGGGACGCAGGACATAGTGCCGGAAACGTATCCTCCCCCGCTGTGGGCGATTGTGGTCGTCACATGGCAGATTCCCCCATCGAATGACGGGGATTGGATAACGGATAGACCGTTAGCGGCGAGGACTGGGCGAACGGT